ATGCTAAGACAGCTAACTACGCTTCTACTTACGGTGCTGGAGCAGCTACTATTGCAAGGCAAGCAGGTATGAGTGAGAGAGAAGCTAGAAAGTTACACAAAGCCTATTGGGAGCGTAACTGGAGTGTCAAGGCTATTGCAGATGAGACTATAGTAAAGAATGTAAAGGGTAAGATGTGGTTGTATAACCCAGTAAGTAAGTTTTGGTACTTCTTAAAGGCTGACAAAGATAGATTCAGCACCCTCAATCAGGGAACAGGTACATTCTTGTTTGATATGTGGGTTAAGGAATTAAAGAAGGGTAGCATCAAATTACTCGGACAGTTTCACGATGAGGTGATTGCTGAGGTTAAGCAAGGACAGCGAGAAGAGATAAAGAGATACTTTAAACTAGCTGTAAAAGAAGTGAATAATAAGTTTCATTTATACAGAGTGTTAGATGTAGATGTACAATTTGGTAAAACTTACGCAGGGATACATTAAATGAATTTAGATGATTATATAAAAGAGAATAATATATCTGTTGATACTGCTATCAAGCAAGTCATGCTAGAGGGTAGAGGATTATCTACAGCTAAGTCTACATATACTAACAACTTAAATAAGTTAGCTCAGTCAGGTATGTTTGTTAATACAAAAGAGGGTAAGGTGCTTCAGAAATTAGGCATATCTCAGATTGCAGAATACTTAGAAGAGTATCTCGGTAATACAAAAGTAAGGGGTAGCAATGCTAAATACCTTACATTTATTAAGGAGAACTTTAAAGATCGATTAGAGGTTTTGTCTTTTATTGTCTTACAAGAAGTTATTAATGCTGTTGCAGTAGAAAGTAAGAGTAAGGTTGTAGGGTTGTCAATCAGACTTAGTAAAGCAGTTTTAGATACTCTATCTGTAGAAGAATTTAAAAAGAACGAACCTAAATTCTATGCATACTTAGAATATGAATACCAATCGAGAGGTATGGCATATATTAATAGCCGTAAAAAGAGATTGGCATCCTTAAGGGATCAAGCCAGGGAGATAGAAACTAGATTTATGGCAGGTCTAGGTAGGATTTTACTAGAATCTGTTTTAAAGTCTGGAGCAAACTTATTTGAAGTCTCTAAACAACGGGAGGGTCGTAAGACAATAGCTTATGTAGTATTTACTGAAAGCTCAGAAGAGGTATTCAGACGTATAGCAAAGAAGGGTATTGAAGTAGCCATAAGACATAAACCAATGTTATCAAAACCTATAGGATGGGAGGACATAGCAGATAATGGTGGCTACTATTGCCAAAACAACTTAAGTTTTGTTAGGGGTGTTAAGACACTAGAATATATTGAAAAGAATGAGATAGATTTATCTCGATTGTTTGGTATTGTAAATAAAGTACAAGAGACAGAGTGGGTAATCAATACTTACATCTTAGATGTTATAGATAATATCATAGAGAACTCTTTAGTTGATCCACGAAGCCCGATAGGAAACCCTAAGTTATATGGGGATATACCCTATATGGACACTCTAGTATCAGAAGATTTAATACCCAAAGAAAGGTTTGGGGAAGTAAGTGAAAACGGTAGGTTTAAATCTAAAGATGATTATAGACGGTGGTATACAGAGGTAGAAGAACAGAACAAAAAGATTAACTCTATTAGAAGTAAAAGGATTATCTTTTTCATAGCACTAAGTATAGCTAAAGAATATAAAGATGTAGAGAAATTCTACTTCACTTACAACTTAGATTTCAGAGGTAGATTATATCCAATACAACAGATCTTTAGCCCTCAAACTACAGGGACTTTAAAATCCTTATTGACGTTTGCTAACAAAGTTAGATTAGATGAGAAAGGGTACTACTGGTTAAAAGTAAATACTGCTAATCAGTTTGGGTTAGATAAAACTTCCTTTAAAGATAGAGTTAAGTGGGTAGAGGATAACATGGAAGAGGTGTTAGCTTGTGCCAGAAACCCTATAGACACTATAGATATTTGGAACAAGGCTGAAGTACCTTTACAATACCTAGCTAGTTGTAAGGCTATGTTAGATCACTCGGTGGGTGGGCTTGTTGGACTTCCTGTATCGTTAGACGCTACATGTAGTGGTCTTCAACTATACTCTGGGTTGCTATTAGACAAGGTAGGTGCAGAAGCTGTTAATGTCAAGGATAGGGGTAGTAAGGGTATAGGGGGTAAGCCATCTGATATCTATACTGATGTCGCACTACAAGTAGAGAAGTATTTAGAAGAGGGTGATTACCCAGATAAATTTACATATACTAACGCAGAGGGAGAACTTAAAGAGGTATCAACTATCGTAGAAGCTAATGACCTACAAGGTAATGTCACTAGAAAATTAACAAAACGTAATGTGATGACAGTACCATACTCTGTAACAACCAGAGGTATGTATAATCAGGTTAGAGAGATACTAGATGAGTTAGAAGATGACGATAAAAAGTTCTGGAAGGGAGAGAAATGGGTTGTAGCCAAGTTATTAATTGAATTAAACAAGAGAGCTATCTCAGAAATTATAGGTAGTGCAACAGTAGGTCAAGAGTATATTAAAGATGTACTACATGATTTATATTCAAAAGGATATAATGGAAGTATAACTTGGAAGACCCCAATATATAAGTTTCCTGTTATCCAATGGGCTAGACGATTAAGACGACATAGGATCAACACAGTATTAGGTAATATGTCTCTATACTTCCCTACTAACAATACACATAAAAGGAAAATGTTTAATGGAATTGCACCTAACTTTATACACTCTATGGACTCTACCTTGTTATACAGGACAGTGGAGTTGCTTATGGAACGAGGTGTTAATTCTTACATGTTGATACACGATTCATTTGGAGTACCAGCAAATTCAGTAGAGGACCTCAATGAAGTAATAAGAATTGCTTTTGTAGAGATATTCTCACAAGATGTTTTAGGAGACTGGGTTGAGCAAGTACACAAAAACTATACAGGAAGGAGTGTTAGTGATATAATGGTTGGAACATTAGATATACAAGAGGTTAAAACTTCTACATATCTTTTAAGTTAAAGAAATACAATTTTATTAAATGTTATAGGAGAAATAACAAATGGCTATTAAGAGAACAGGGGCAGCAAGCTCAGGACAAAATGATTTATTACCCGAGGGAGAATACGAAGGTCGTTTAGTATACGTAGCAGACCTGGGTATGCAGAAACGAGAAAAAGATTTTGGAGAGGGAGTTAGACCACCTATCCAGCAGTTAGCTTTAGGTATTGAGATATTAGGTCAGACTCATACGTTTGAAGATAAGACCAACCCAATGCTTATGTGGACAAATGGTTTTAATATTTTACGTACCCTAACAGAGATGGGTAATGAGTTAAAACGTTTTAAGGTTTTCTCACCTTCAGCTAAAGAAGGACAAGTAGCAGATTGGGATAGTGCAATTGGTAAGCCTTGTAGTGTCCAGATTGCTCATCGTAATGGGTATGCAAATATCAAAGAGATCCTACCTATTCCAGAGAAATATCAAAAGGATGTACCTGAGGGTTTGTTTACTGATGGTTGTACTGGTGATGTAGGTGATGAAGAGAACCCAGCACAGAAAGCTATGTATGGCTTACCTCGTTGGTGTGTGGATAATAACAGAGTTACTCAAGATGTAGACTCTTCTCCAGACTTTTCATAAAAGGGAACTGCGCCTATAGCTCAATTGGATAGAGCAACAGCCTTCTAAGCTGTAGGTTGCAGATTCAAATTCTGCTAGGCGCACCAAGAGGGGTATACACATATGAAGTTACTAATAGACTTAGATCCGATAGTATATAGAGTAGGATTTGCTACACAGAAGAAGATGCCTGATGGAGAGGTAGAGGCAGAACCAGTTAATTATGCTTTGTACACGGTCAAGAGGTTTATGACCACATTGCTGAACAATACTAAGGCTGATGAGTACATAGGATTTCTTACAGGGAAGGATAACTTTAGGTATACAATAGATTCAGAGTACAAGGCAAATAGGAAGGGTACTGATAAACCTGTACACTATCAAGCTATACGAGAGTACCTAGAGAAGTATTACAACACAGAGGTAATTAATGGTAAAGAAGCTGACGATGCATTAGCTGAGAACCAGACAGAGGATACTGCAATAGCTACAATAGATAAAGACTTATTGATGGTAGCAGGTAGACATTACAACTACGTTAAGAAAGAGTGGCAGACAGTAACACCAGAAGAGGGTACTAAGTTCTTCTACAAGCAGATGTTGATGGGAGATACGGTAGATAACATCCCAGGAATTAAGGGTATTGGACCTAAGAAAGCAGAGAAGCTGTTAGATAAAACCAAACGAGAGGACTGGGATAAGTTAGTAGAAGAGAAGTATGAAGAGTTTTTTGGAGAGGGTTGGTTCCATCGTATGTTACAGAACACACAACTCTTGTGGATGATTCAAAAAGATGTGCTTATGCCAATGAAGGTTGAAGGATATAATGAAACAGAAGAAAAATAAATACCGTAGCAAATTTGAAACCAACTTAGCTCTTACACTACCTAAAGGATTTACTTACGAGTGTTCTATCTTAAAGTACCGTAAGAAGACCAGAAGAGAGATGATATGTCAGGATTGTAGCAGTGAGAATATCTTTCAGTATGCTAAATATGTAACAGACTTCAGGTTACCTAATGGCATATACCTAGAAGCTAAGGGTTGGTTTAAACCTAGTGATAGAACAAAGATGGAATCAGTAGTTTCTTGTAATCCCGATGAGGATATTAGAATGGTATTCCAAAATGATGGTTGGACTACAAAATTAAAGAGGCAGAAGTATAGTGATTGGTGTACTAAACGTAAAATTAAATACTGTATAGGTACTATCCCAAAGGAGTGGATAAATGAGTAGTTTATTTTGTTATACCTGTGAACGTGAAGGGGTTGATTATGAAATAGATAAAGGTCTTAGAGTGTGTGAGTTCTGTAAAGAATCTACAGTTGTTTCTACAGAAGAAGCATCTAAGATGATAATTGATATCCTTAAAAAAGATGATGAAGAAGAGTTATTTATTTCAGATTATGTTGATGAAGAGTGTAAACAAGAGGAGTTAGACTTCGATGACTAAACGAATTATAGTAATTCCAGATACACAAATTAAGAAGGGTGTGCCTATGGAACATCTCAAGTGGGCAGGAGAGTACATAGCAGAGAAGAAACCTGACTACATTGTACACATAGGGGATCATTGGGATATGCCTAGTCTATCCTCTTATGACAAGGGTAAGAAATCCTTTGAAGGTAGACGGTATAAGGATGACATTGAATCTGGTAATGAAGCAATGGACATACTACTAGCACCTATCAAGAAAGAGATGAAGAGGTTGAAGCGAGGTAAGAGAAAGCAGTGGAGTCCTCGTATGGTATATTGTATGGGTAACCATGAAGAGCGTATCAACAGGGCAGTAGAGTATGATGCTATCTTAGAAGATGTTATCGGCTACAAAGATTTAAACTTAAGTGATTGGGAAGTGCATGACTACCTTGAACCAGTTATCCTAGAGGGTGTAGCCTTTGCTCACTACTTTACATCGGGTATCATGGGTAGACCAGTAGCAAGTGCAAGAGCTTTACTCACTAAGAAGATGATGAGTTGTATTATGGGTCATGTGCAGGATAGGGATATAGCCTTTGGTAAGAGAGGTGATGGTGCTAGACTAACAGGGCTATTCGCTGGTATCTATTACCAACACGATGAGAACTACTTAGGGCATCAAGGTAATGGTTCTTGGAAAGGTATCTGGGCTTTGAATGAAGTAGAGAATGGTAGTTTTGATGAGATGCCTATAAGCATTAGGTATCTGGAGAATAAATATGCCTAGAAGGAATGACCCTGCTTGGTATTTGGATAAAGTGAGGAGAGCAAAAGTGACAAAGAAGGCGGAGGGTGTAGTAGATAAGATGTTTAATATAGCGGAAGATACAACACCGATTAACTTGACCAGTTTGGGTAGACAGGTTGGTGGAGACCACTACAAGAAACATACAATACAACCGTGGGATATTGTAGATGAATATGAGTTAGGGTTTTATGCAGGTAACGCACTGAAGTATTTACTACGAGATAAGGATGATAAGAAGCAAGACTTAGAGAAGGCTAAACACTACTTAGAGAAGATGATTGGAGATTTATAATTATGGAAATGACTACTTACCAACGTATCATACACAGCACTCGCTACGCTAGGTACTTACCTGAGCTAAAGAGACGTGAGTCTTGGGATGAAACAGTTGATAGATTGATAGATTATTTAGGAACTAAAGTACCTACCCTTAAGAGTGAGTTAGTAGAATTGAGAGAGGCTGTATATAACTTAGAGGTTATGCCATCTATGCGTTTAATGATGACAGCTGGTGAGGCATGTGAGAGGGATAACATCTCAGCTTACAACTGTAGCTACCTTGCTGTTAATAACAAGCGTTCATTCTCTGAAGCTCTGTATATCTTAATGAATGGTACAGGTGTTGGGTTCTCTTGTGAGCGACAAGATATTAACAAACTACCTGCTGTACCTGAAGAGGTTACACCATGTGATGATGTTATCATGGTAGAGGATAGCAAACTAGGTTGGGCTAAGGCATACAAGAAACTACTGTCCTCACTATGGGAAGGTGATATTCCTACGTTTGACTTCAGTAAGGTTAGACCTGCTGGTGCTAGACTTAAGACCTTTGGTGGTAGAGCTAGTGGACCTGACCCTCTTAAGAGACTATTCACTTTCTCAGTAGAAACCTTCCAATCTGCACAAGGACGTAAGTTAAACTCACTAGAAGTTCATGACTTAATGTGTATGATAGGTGAGATTGTAGTAGTGGGTGGTGTTAGACGTTCAGCTCTTATCTCTCTATCCAATCTAACTGATAGACGTATGAGAGAAGCTAAGACTGGTGCATGGTGGGAGCTTAATAAACAACGAGCACTTGCTAATAACTCAGTAGCCTATACGGAGAAGCCTGATAGTGAGACCTTCATTGAAGAGTGGTTAGCTTTAGTTAAGTCTAAGTCAGGTGAACGTGGTATCTTTAATAGAGTTGCATCACAGAAGCAAGCAGCTAAGTGGGGTAGACGAGCAGGAGATTTAAGTTATGGTACTAACCCATGTAGTGAGATTATCCTTAGAGATAAACAGTTCTGTAATCTAACGGAGTGTGTTGTTCGTGCTGATGATACTGAGAAAAGTTTACTCAAGAAGATTAGGTTAGCTTCAATACTAGGTACGATACAGTCTACTCTAACAAACTTTAAATTCTTATCTGCTGAGTGGGTTGCTAATACTTCGGAGGAAAGATTACTTGGTGTATCACTAACAGGTATTATGGATGCGAAGATAACTTCAAACCCTGACCCTAAGTTCTTAGAGAGATTAAGAGATGAAGCTAGGGTTACGAATGAGAAGTACGCTGAGTTACTAGGTATAGAAAGTAGTACATCTATTACTTGTGTTAAACCAAGTGGTACTGTCAGTCAGCTTGTAGACTCTGCTAGTGGTATTCATGCACGACACAATGACTACTACGTAAGGACTATCAGGATTGATAAGAAAGACCCTGTGTATGAGTTCCTAAAGTCTCAAGGTATTAAGGTAGAGGATGAAGTTAATAACCCTAGTGAAACAGCAGTGTTTAGTTTCCCAATGAAAGCACCGAAGGGAGCTATTACTAGGAATGATAAGACGGCTATGGAGCAGTTAGAGAATTGGTTAGTGTATCAACGACACTTCTGTGAGCACAAGCCATCAGTAACTATATCAGTTAAGGATGATGAGTGGTTAGATGTAGGTGCTTGGGTATGGAAATATTTTGATGAGTTAAGTGGTATCAGTTTCTTACCACACTCTGACCACTCTTACCAACAAGCTCCATATACTGACTGTACTAAGGAAGAGTACAAAGCCCTCACTAAAGAGACTCCCGAAACAATAGCATGGGATGAGTTTATTGAGGTGATGGATAACACTACAAGTGCACAGACGTTAGCCTGTACAGGAGGACAGTGTGAAATCTAGTTAGGAAAAAGGGAGGGGGAAACCCCTCTCATTCTCTCCCTATGCATAGACCTTCTCTTAAGCCCCGTAACTACTAGCTCTGGAGCTGGTGAAGCCTTTTTCTCTCATCCTCAACCTAACAGACTTAGTAAGAATCCTCTTCCTAATAAGTTCTTGAATTTTGTCTGGGTTCTGAATAGCATAATCAGCCCTTTCTTCCAGACTCATATTTTTCAATAGTGAATCATGTAAAGAAATATCAAGTCTTTTATTACGGCGTAACAATTTAAACCTATTTCTTAAAGCCGTTGCAAGATTTCTATTTCCACCTAGAGCTATCTCTCTGACCTTCTTCATCACCTCGGCACTAGTAGCACCCTCTAACCCCAAGTCCGAATACATATCACTAACAGTCATAGCTGGGTTTAGTTGTGGTTCATCAATCTTACCATCCAATAAACTTAGAATACTTGAAGATTTTAGACCACCTTCTTTTAGAGTTGTAATCACCTCATCTTCATCCCAACCTAACCTCTTCATATGTTTTATGTTCTCTAATATCAAACCCATATTCGCTTTGTAGTCTCTTTCTGCTGTTACCTTTAATTTCTCCAACTCTTGAGGACTTGCTACTCCGTTGTTCAGAGCACTCTTATATTTAGTTGTTGAACTTCTACTAGCTTGTACAGACGACCGTACTGTAAACTCAGATTGTTTGTGTAAATCAAAATTATTTTGTCTGATACCTACCTGTCTTAAGGCTATATCCTCTTTAGAGTATTCTGGACTTAACCCTTTTCTTATCTCCCTAAACACACCAGGTTCTAGTATTTCATAAAGGGAATGAGCAAGCCTCTCTCTAAATTTAATCAACTTGTCAGGGGAATTAGAGATAGGTCTATTATATTTATCTCTATTACTAATACCACGATAAATAGACATACCTACGAAAGTACCTTCACCTACAAAGTATTCTTGAAGTTGAGATACTAGCTCATCTACAGGGTTCTTTGAAACTCCAGCAGTTATTAAATCCCCAATCATAGCGTGTGGAGTTAAGTAAGAGGCGTTCAGATAACTACCAGTGTTCCCATCTTTATCTAAGTTAAAAATGAGAGACTTATTCTTGTCCCACTCAGGTATTGCTAAGTTCCTTATACTTTCTTCTGTCCCTTCATCAACACCGTTCTTATCATTATACGTTCTTCTTAACGCCTCAGTAGACCCAACTAGTGTTGCTAGAGAAGCCATCCTTTTAGCTCCCTCCTGTCGCATAGCAAAGGTGTCTACCTTAACGTGAACTCCCTCTGCATCTACTAAGTTCATCATACCCCAACTTTTACCAAAAGTACCCCTCATCATCTGTGTGGCATACTTTGCTTGATTAGCTATATTCCTAGCAAACTCTACAGTAAAAGTAGCAAACTGTGGAGATAGGCCTAGACGTGATAAGGTCTTAATAGGTGAATTAACTTTATCGTAGTTCTGGAATACATCATTAGTAAGTCTAGCTCCAAACTCCTTAACATCCAATTCCTTCATTTTAGGGAACATCTTTTGAATCCCTGCCCTACTATGCATCCATACCTGAAACCTAGCTGCAACATCTGTCACAGAGTATGCTTTGCCTATAGGAGTTAGCACCTCATTAAGTTTGTTAGAGAAGCCATCCTTTACTCCAGCCCGTTTCAAGGTGGCTTCTAAGTCAGAAGCTGTCACATTACCACCAGCTAAGTTATATTGCTCCATCTCACGCATTGCTTCTAAGAGAATGCGTCTTGATTTCTTAGTAAGACCACTAGTTAAATCTTCAACAACTCCGAAAGAAGATAAGGCTAGTTTAACACCCTGTAAATAAGATTTACCTGGAAGCATACCCTGACCAAGCATAGTAAACATACCACCAGCAGCATTGACTGCGTAGGAGGGTGGGTTAAGTAGAACCTTTACGGCTTTAGAGATACCTATACCAGCAAAGTAAGTATCTAAAAGAGTGTCAACTACCTTATCCCTACCTTGATTAATTTCTTTGTGTAGGTATGTTACTGCTAAAGCCTCATTGATAGCAGGAGGGACATGAAGTTCTTGTGTATCTATAGTACCTCTTAGTTTAATAGGAACCCAGTCCCCACCTTCTCCTTTTTCGAACTCCGCTAATGTTTTAGCTAATCCAGATTTCTGTAAGGATTTCATCATAGAAATATCCCCAGAGTTTCTAGTTCGTAGACTATTTAGGTTTCTTAGAGTGGCATCCATCTTACTACCACTATCTGTTAGCTCCCCCATCCACGCTCTTTGTAATGGACCTACATCATGTCGGGTGTGTAAGATGCCCTCCACACTAGCCTTATTAGGACCACCTAATTGATTGGCTGAAGCACTAGAGTCCTTAAGTTTTTGTACATGCTCTTGTGCTGCTTCCTTGAAATCCTTAAGTGTTTTCTTTGTTTTCTTTCCAGTAGCTTTAAACTTCGCAAGAAACCCCTTTTGAATTTCTTTCACCACTGCTTCTTGTTCTTTCCCAGTAGCAGGTGTAAAATTAGGGTCTTCAAACAGTTTATAGGCTCTAGTTAAGTAATTACCCTTTTCCATAGACGCTTGTATCTTAGCTCTAAGAAGATTGTAGTTTGTAGAATCATCAACACCAATCAAACTCATCAACTCGTTATAAGAATCCGAATTACTAGCCAGACTTCTAAACGTATGCTCATCTAAATGAATTAATATTTCCTTTTGCATTCTCTCCCTAAGAGCTTTAGCATCGTCTAAATCACCCAGTAATTTGTCAGGGATATTGCTTACATCTGTTCCACCCTGAATATAGTTGTTAATATCCGCATCTAACTTACCAGACTTATCAGCCTCTACTGCTTTATCAATTGCCTTCTTGATACGCATAGATGAGGATATGGTTGCCTTACTAATTCCAGAAACCCTAGCAATCTCGTGTATGGTATTACCACCCAACGCCCAAGAAGGTGCATAGGCAGAAAAAGTCTTTTGAAACCAAGTTAATGGGTCTGAATCTTCTGTTAAAACTTTTAGTGCTAATTTCTCTGACAGCTCTCCTTCTTTTGAGATGATAAATTCTGCTACTTGTTTTTCAGTTTGACCAGTCAACTGAGCAATATCCTCTATGGTAA